TCGGTCCCGCACTTCCTTATCGGCTAGCAATGCTTTGATCGCCTCGGCGTAGGCGTGCGGCTCTAGCTGGCTCGCCAAAGCGGCCATCCAGGCTTTCTGGAATTTGTTGGGTTCGGAGGCCGGCGAGCGAAGCGCGCCCGTAGGAAGCGCCGTAGCGAGCGAGCCGGCCGTTTGGCTCTGCGGTGGCTGCAATAAAGAAGATTTGTCTTCTTTATTAAAGGAAGAAGGAAGGCAGGCGTTTGGCTCTGCGGTGGCAGGCCAACTTCCGTTGTTTTTGCTTGTGTTTTTACCCCTTGTGTAACGCTCACCAGTGGTGTGTCCGCTGTGGTGTGCTCGCTGTACATGACTTGCCTTGGCGTTTTCCACCTGTTTTGCACTGAACGCAGCAGCCTTGGCAATGTCATGGTCGATGCGCTTGTGCTGCCAGCCATTATGAAAAAATGCCTGCAATCTTGGCTTCGCTCGCGCCCAATTTCGGTTGTCATAAATCTTAGCAATACGTTGAATGTCGCGTTCGTCGTCAGGCAGGCAGCCGGCTGACCAGTAATGGCAGCACAGTCGGAAGTATGCCCCTTCCTCACTCACCGTCAGATGGGATGTGTCGCGTTGCCAATCGCCCACGTTGACCGGCCAGATGATCCGCTTGACCATGCACCACCTATTGCGGATGCACGCGCATCGACACGCAGCCCCAGTCCTGCAGCATCGAAACCGCATCGTCGAAGCTCTGCGCCATGCCGTAGCCGGCGCCCGCCGCCATCAGTTGGGTTGCGCGCGCCGCCTGGACGGGGCTCAATTTCTCGCCGCGCCGCTTGAGCTCGAGGAAGCAGATCCGGCCAGGGCCGACGATCATCAAATCGGGCCAGCCAGCAGTCGTGCCCATGGCCTTGAGACGCCAGGCCGTCGCTGACGGGCGATATTCGCCGAACGGCAGATGGGTCGATGTCCATCCGGGATTGCTATGATCGCGCAACACCCTGGCAATCGCACAATGCAGTCGGAACTCAACCGCGGCGTTGCCCTTGCGCGGGCGGCCGTTGAAGATGTCGAGCTGCGCGGGCAGGGTCATTTTGCAGATTCAAACGGCTGTTCCCAAATTTCAGCGAAAGCGGTTCTAGGTTCCGGGTCTAACGGCAACGATGCCTGCCGGTCCTGCGCGTCGAGATACCGGCACGCCTGCCGCCAATAGCTTTCCTTCAGCTCGACGCCGATGAACTTGCGCCCGAGTTTGAGCGAGCAAACGCCCTCGGAACCGATGCCCATGAACGGAGACAGCACCACGTCATCGGGGTTGCTCCACATGATCAGCGCACGATCAATCACGTCGAGCTGCAGCGGGCACAGGTGCCGCTCGTCGTTGGCGTCCTTTGCCGCCTTGACGTTTAGCACGTTCGATTGCTGCACGCTCATCCAGACAGGGGAAGCCCATTCCTGCCACTGATCGAGCGGGAAATCCTGCGGCGTATGATTGATCGGATCTGGATTGTCGCCGGGCTTGATGAACGTCAGCAGGTAATCCGGCATTCCGCCGCGTGACTTGCTGCTGTCCTTTTGCAATTGCTTGTAGAGCAGCCCGACGTGCTTGGTCCGGGTCATCTCGACAACCGGGCATTTCCAAATCGTTCGCCGGCCGTGCAAGATCCATCCGGCATCCTCATGGGCGCGGATGATCTGCCCGCTGAAATCCTTGATGCCGACCGCGCCGTCCTTCCATTTGGTCATCGGAAGGTCGGAGCAATGCACGGCGGTCAGGCGCCCCGGCCTCGTCACTCGCAATTTCTCAGCCACCAGAAACGCATAGTGCTTGGCAAATTCATCATCGGTTGAATTGCCCATGTCGGCGGCGCCTTCCGAATAAACGAACAGGCTGCCGAACGGAGGGCTGTACACCGAGAATCCGATGCTATCGTCAGGAAATTGGGCGAGCACATCGACACAATCGCCGTTGATGGCCTGGAATTGCTCACCGGCATGATTGTTCAAGCAGCGGATATCCACGGCGCAAGCCTCGCATTGTGAGTGGGAACGTAGGGTGATTTCCGAACCGAGCTCGAGCCGACCGCCCGAGCCATGGCCTGGCGCATGGCCTTTTTCATCGAGACATGGTCGCCGGCCTTGCGGTCGATGACGCGGCCGATCGTATCCTCGCCCTCGGCGACGATCAGATGCACCTCGACCGGACGATTCTGTCCGAACCGCCAGCAGCGGCGCACCGCCTGATACCAGGTCTCGTATGAATACGAGCGGCCGACGAATGCCATCCGCGCGCAATGCGACCAGTCCAAACCGAACCCGCACATCGATGGCTTGGCGATCAGGTGGAGAACCTCGCCCGAAGCAAACGCCGCGAGCCGTTCCTCTTTCTGCTCGATCGTGTGCGAGCCGCGCACATCGATGGCATTCGGCATCGCGCGCTTGAGGGCGTCTGCCTCGTAATCAGTATCGCACCAGATCAGCCACGGCTCGCCGGTTTCCTTCTCTATAAGGCTAGCGGCCATTTCGGCGCGGGCCTCGCTGGTCTGCCGCTTCACGTCATGCAGCTTGGTTGCCGACATGATCGGGGCGCCGAACATATCCGCCAACTCATTGTCGATCTTGCTGTCGCGCGCGCGATGCCGGATGACCTCAAACGGAGGCAGCACGAATGCCGCATCATCCGCAGGCTTGCCGGTCAGATCCGATGGCTTCTCGCCCATCCGAGCCCACGACGACATCCAGTCCCAGAACGCATTCACAGCATGGCCCTTGAGCCGCCATTCCTGCGATGCCGTCGACGTATCGTTGATGAAGAACCGCGACAGCATTTCGTTGGCCGCCATCACCTCTAGAAACTCGGCATAGTTGCCCAGCTCCATGTGATCGTTCGGCGCCGGCGTGGCAGTGGCAACCAGTTTGAACCGCGCGCCCTTGTGCGCCTCGATCAGCGCCCGCGTCGTCTTGCCGGTGAAGCTCTTGAGAATCGACGCCTCGTCGCAAGCCACGATCGGGAATGCCGCCGCATCAATCTTCTCTCGCCGATCGTAATTGCAGATGTTGATGCCCGGCCCGGCCTCGGATTGCTCCCGAATGACGCGGGCCTCATAGCCCCATCGCTCGGCGCGCTTCCTGGTCTGCTGCGCAACCGCGAGCGGCGTCCAGATCAGCGCCGGCTTGTTGATCGCCTCAATGGCGCGCTGGCACCATTCAAGTTGCACCTCGGTATTGTGAGTGACGATGCAATCCGCCGTGACGTACAATTTATCCGCCGCCTGCACTTTAATGCAGACCATTTCGGCATCGCCGCATTCCTGCACGTCGCAAATAGCCCGCGTCGGTTTATATTTTGGGCGCGGCCTGTAAACAGACGCCTTTCGCGTAAGTGCGAATGGTGTGATTGCATCCGGCAAGCAGATGCTCATTCGATATGACATCTGCCGGAGCGTTGGCTTGCGTCGTATGTTTGCGCGGCCTCCAAGAGAGCGAACTAGAAAAGCAACATCTTGAGCCAGTTGCGGAGATGATGTCGAATACTCGACGTTGTTGTCAGTCGGGCGAACGTGGCCGTCCGTGTCAAGCAAGCCTTGGAGAAGCCGAACCCGATCTTGAATTGATGCGCGCTTGTAGATCGGCGGAATGAATTTCGTTTCAGCGCGTTTGCCGGTTAGGTTCAATTCACGCAACGCGGAATGCAGCGCATTCGGGTTTGGCGCGCTGCCGTTACTGCGGCCAGTTGTGATGCCCCAATCGTATCCGCCGTAGGGACGAAGCTGCACGCCATTGGGAACCGCGCCAGCAACCGCCTCTAAAATTTCAGCGTCGGCGGAACTTATCCGAGGGCCGTCCTTAGCAAGATAACCGTCTCCAATAAGGGCACCGAGTAGATACGGATCAATCGGCAGAGGCTCGCCATCAAACGCAATCGGTTCTGGCATCGGCACGAAATGACGCCAACCCTCTTGCGAGGTTAGCCCCTCGTCAATGATTTGCCGCAGCGTGCAAACACGATACGGCCAATTGCGATGCTTCTGAACCTTGGAGCGCACAGCCCAAAGGTGCTCTATGTCGCATCGCGTCGATGCGCCGTCCGTGAAGGTGACACGGTAAGCTTTTCGAACACCTTGAGGGAAAATGCCAACGACTGCGGTAGGCTGACCGTCTCGCCCGATTACATAATCGCCAATGCAAAGCGCACCAATCGGCTGCGGCCCATTGGGCGTAAGAACCAGTTCGTCAATCGGCTGCGCTTTGCCCAATCCGGTATCGAGGAAGCAACCAGCCGCGCCGGCGCGTAACGCGAACTCGACGCTGTGCCGCTGGAATTCAAAAAGGTGGCCTGCCAGTTCCGGTACGCGATCAAGCCCGCGCTCGCTGGCGCGTATAGCCTTGCTGGCAAGGAATGCGGAATAGTCCGGGGTCATGCAGGTTCTGGTTCCCGCACCAGGACCGCAATCGCCTCTCCGATTGTTCTGATGTCCGGATGGCTCCGGAAGATCGGCCGTACATCATCACGCAGACCCTTGCGCAGTTTGTTAGCTTCGATGTCTGCAACGATCTGCTCATCACAGCGCGCGATGACGGCGTCGAACTCCGCAAGCGTCAAAGCATCAGTTTCTATCGTTTCATCGGCATCGCCGACCACATGACCCGGATCGACGCCATAATAATCAAAGGCAAATGATTGTTGCTTAACCTCGCCTTTGCCTTTCCCTCGCGCTTTGCACGTCATCTTCGTCATGACTTGAAGAACGCCGACCGGGCCAAATGCGCGGCCAATTTCTTCCATCGGGACTTCAGTCATCAAATCATCCC